AAACAGTAGTATCAGATGGAATTGCCGCACCTGGATATGACGATGATGCATTAGAATTATTAAAAGAAAAAAAGGATGGCAAATATTTAATCTTACAAATGGATGCAGGGTACCTACCTCCTCCTATTGAAACTAGAGAAATTTATGGAGTTGTTTTTTCGCAACAACGGAACGATATTATATTAAACAAAGAAACATTAATAACTAAAATTGTAACAAAAAATAAAGAACTATCAGCTATAGCACAAAACGATTTAGTATTGGCGGCTATTACTCTTAAATATACTCAATCAAATTCTGTAGGTTATGCATTAAACGGACAAATGATAGGCATTGGAGCAGGTCAGCAAAGCCGTATAGATTGTACAGAGTTGGCAGGCACAAAAGCAACAACTTGGGCCAAAGAACAAAAACTTGATAAAGTATCATTAGCCTCAGATGCATTTTTTCCATTTAGAGATAACATAGATTATGCCGCTAAATGCGGAGTAAAATATATAGTACAAGCAGGTGGTAGTGTTAAAGACAATGAAGTAATTGAAGCCGCCGATGAACATGATATGGTTATGATTTTTTCAGGCATTAGACTTTTCCATCATTAAATTATGATTGATAAAAACCCAGTTATATGTGTAGTGGACGGTAAATTATGTATTAATGGCATAATCTTTGAACTTCACGAGCTACGAGAATCAAAAGAATATTTACAAAGTATCGGAGCAGAAGAAGCACATTTCTATCCTGAGGACGAAGATCAAGCCGATGAATTACATGAAATAATTATAAAAATGGCAGATGCATCGCCTGAGGCATCTGGGGACGAGATAGCATCTTATTATTTGAATTAGGAGAAAATATGAAAATTGTTATTGGATGTGATCATGCCGGTTATGAGATAAAACAATCAGTTAAAGATGCATTATATACATCATTAATGAAAAAAGACGATACTACACGTTTTCATGACGTAGGATGCAATTCACTTGATAGTGTACATTATCCTGAATATGGAAAAATGGTCGCTGATTTGGTGGCCACTAGCGATGCAGATTATGGTATACTCATATGTGGTACAGGTATCGGAATGAGTATGGTTGCTAATAAAGTAAAAGGTGTACGAGCCGCATTATGCCATGATGTATATACTGCAATGATGGCTAGACAACATAACAATGCAAATATATTATGTATGGGAGCAAGAGTAGTAACACCATACCAAGCAATTAATATAGCAAATACATTTTTTGAAACAGACTTTTTAGGTGGTAGGCACGAAGTCAGAGTCAAAATGATAGATTAAGGAGAAAATGAAATATAGATACAATGAAGGAGAAATATTAAAAGAACTAACAGAATACATCAATAAAACATACGGTGAACATTATGCCGCTGATGATTTTCAAATACAAGATGTATTTAAACATCTTAATATTGCCGAACCTTTTTGCAGAGCAAATGCAATAAAATATCTTTATCGTTTCGGAGATAAAGAAGGAAAAAACAAAAAAGACTTGCTAAAAGCGTTACATTATAGTATACTATTATATCACTTTAGCGGAATGGATGAAAAATAATATTTGTATAACCTATTCATATAAAAAAACTAAAATAGGTGATAATTTAATATTGACAGAGTTTCCTGAAAATTTACATGAGGCAGGATATACTTTTATCGACAAATATAATAATCCTTTTTTAAAATACAACCCATATGTAACAAAAATAGATTATAATGACGATAATTTAGTAGAATTAAATTTTAATAAACTAGATCTAGAATTTATACGTAAACCATATAATATAAATTCTAGATCTGATTTATTATTTAATTATTTAAACATTAAAATAAAACCTAAAATATTAGGGCCTAAATTATATATTCACGAAGGCGTAGAGAAAGAAAATATAATATTATTACATACACAAGGCAAACTACCTTTACCAAATAATATTATTGATCATGTGTTAACAAAATATTCAAAACATTATACAATAGTACAAATAGATAAACCTGATTATGAATGGGAATATCTTGCAGAAATAGCAAGTAAATCTATTATGTTTATAGGTACTGACAGTTGGATATCTCATTTAGCACAAGCATATATGTCAAATGTAAATGTGTTTATTGAATTTAAGTTTATAAAATTTTTTAATAACACATCGCAACCATTTGGAAATAGTTCTATGGGTAATATTTGGTTGCATCCAAATAATTATTATTTTAATGAAACTGACCGTTCGTACGGTTTTACAAATTCATATTTAACATTATGAAAAAACTTTGGACAGAGCAGTACAGACCTGAAACTGCAAACGAATACGTATTTAGAGACAATTCACAACGACAACAAGTAGAAACTTGGATTGCAGAAAAATCAATACCACATTTATTGTTTAGTGGCGGTCCAGGTACAGGTAAAACTACTTTAGCAAAAGTTTTATGTAAAGCATTAGAAGTTGAAGATGCGGATGTATTACAAATAAATGCTTCAAGGCAAACAGGAGTAGATGATGTAAGATATAAAATGACAAATTTTGCAAGCACAATGCCTTGGGGTGAATTTAAAGTTATTTTACTAGACGAAGGAGATTATCTATCTCCTAATGCACAAGGAGCATTACGTGGAGTAATGGAACAATATCACGAGGTGCTTCGATTTATTATAACCTGTAATTATCCACAAAAAATTATTCCTGCAATACATTCAAGGTGCCAAGGTTTCCATATACAAAATTTAGATCAAACAGAATTTATTGTTCGTGTAGGCGAAATACTTGCAAAAGAGAATATAGAATTTGAAATAGATGTATTAGATACATATGTAAAAGCAACATATCCCGATTTACGTAAAACTATAAACAATGTACAATTACATTGTATAGATAATAAACTTACATTACCAACAGATGTAGATAGTTCAGATGATTATAAACTAGCAATGGTTGGTTTATTTAGAGAAGGTAAAATTAAAGATGCAAGAAAACTTATATGTGAACAAGTTAAATTAGACGAATATGAGGATGTATATAGATTTTTGTATAGAAATTTAGAGTTTTGGGGTGAAGAAGATAAACAAGACGAAGCAATTCTTATAATTCGCAATGGATTGGTTAAACATGGTATGATAGCCGACCCTGAAATTAATTTATCTGCAACTTTAATCGAATTAGAAAAGTTAAAAACAGGCTAAATATAGTAAATGGCCTTGGGAGTATTATGCCACAAGAATTCGAAACAATCAATAACAATATAAACTCAATACATGGTAGTGAAACACTACTCGATCTTCTATTAGAATGGGAAGATGTTTTAGATAGTTTAGACATTTATGCATTTCAAAACTGGAAAAAAGGTGAGCTAGTTGACGGCCCCCAAGTAGAAAAATACTGGATTACATGTACATTAATGTATCCGTATAAGTTAATGCCCGATCCAGATGCAACAAAACGTCTTACAAAACATGGTATCAAGTGTAGTTTCAAAGAAGATCATTATTTAAAACCTGCAAAACTTGTTCATCCCGAAGATGCCGAACCTAGGGCTAATGAAGAAAAATTAACCGATGAAGGACAAATGAAACCTTCAGAAGGTAAACGCAGGGCAAAACTTATAAAACTTCCATGTTGGTTAGTTAAAATAGAAATTCCGAGACATTTTATTGATGAATTTTTGGCAGATACTGCCGGTACATCAGGTGACGAAGATGTTGAATTAGAAGATGTTAAAGATGCCTACGATGAAGGTGCAGGCGGTGAAGAACAATACCAAACTGCACCAGATCCTAATATGGCGGCACAACTTCCAGAATCAGTTGTACGTGAAGGACTTGAACCAAACGACTTGCGAGATGTAATTGACAATGTAATAGCAATTGATACATTTCAACCAAAATTAGGATCTGAAGAAGAGACAATTGTTACATCATTTAAAGTACTTAAATATGAACCACCAGCACACGATCTTGCACATTTTATTGAACAGGGTGGTTATGATATTTTAGATGTAGAAGTATCTCCGGGATCAGACGAAGATGGTAATTATCTTGTATTTGTTGAAATTAAACGAGATAAAAATTACATTATGAAAATGGAAAACATATTAAAAGATGTTAAAAATATTACTAATATCGAAGATTGGAAATTTTCATCATATAGACATTCCTTACCAAAGGATTTTAATAGAGACAACATAGAAACAAATGTTACATTAGATAAAGCATTGTATAAATCTATTTTTATGAATCCTACAATTACTACAGAGCCTACCGTAGAATCAATCAAAAAACGAATGAAATTTCTTGTAAATTATTAAGATATATGTTATACTATAGTTTTAGTTAACAATAAATATTTTAAGGAGACAAATGGAATTAGTTAAAGATACTGATCCGGTTCTTAGACAATCTTCTGTTGAATTTGATTTTAATGGAGATGTAGATCCAGAAAAATTATCTACAGAAATGGCACCACTTATGTTTGAACATGGTGGAATAGGTTTAGCGGCACCTCAAGTAGGATTAAATTATAGAATGTTTTTAATAGGTGATCCACAAGAAGCCATTGCGTGTTTTAATCCAAAAATTTTAAATGCATCAGACGAACTGATATATGATGTAGAAGGATGTTTATCTTTTCCAGGATTGTTTCTTAGAATAGGACGACCAGCAGAAGTAGTTGTAGAATTTACCGATTCTAATGGTAAAGTTCAAACAATGACTTTTACTGAAATTATGGCTAGGTGTTATTGCCATGAATTGGAACATTTAGACGGTGTATTATATACAGATAAAGTTGCAAAATTAACTTTACAAATGGCTAGACAAAAGCAAAAAAAGTTATTACGAAAACTTCATAGGAAAGCAAAACGTGGCGGACAAGATTGAACCTATTGTTAAACGAGCATTTAAGTTAGCAGAGGAACATAAACATCAATACGTTACATTAGAACATTTATTGCATTCATTACTTCGTGATAGAAGTATCGGATCTTTTTTAAAAGAAATTAAAGTAGATTCTAAGGATGTATTAAAAGAAGTAGACTATTATGTCATTAATGAAATGAATGATATAAAAATAGATTCTAATGCTAAACCTAAAAAAACAAATACTTTAGAACGAGTATTTAATAGAGCATTTACTCAAAGTTTATTTACAGGTAAAAATAAACTAGATCCTCGAGATCTGCTATTATCTATTTTAGCAGAACAGCATTCCCCTGCTAGTTTTTACATGCAACGTAATAATATTAGCAAAGAAATTTTAATAGAAAAATTAACTGAGGATGATGAAGACGGTACTGCTCTAGAAATTTTTTGTGATAATCTTAATGATCTTGCCTTAAAGAAAAAAATAGATCCACTTATAGGTAGAGAATGGGAAGTTGATCAACTCGCCCAAACTATTGCACGGCGTAAAAAGAATAATGTAATAATGGTAGGAGATCCTGGAGTAGGAAAAACTGCAATAGTAGAAGGTTTGGCAAAATTAATTGTTGACGGGAATGTGCCCGAAATTATTAAAGAAAATATAGTATATAACTTAGATATAGGTGCATTATTAGCAGGTACAAGATATAGAGGTGATTTTGAAGAACGATTAAAAGCAGTATTAGATGAACTCGAAGAACGTGATGATGCTATATTGTTCATCGACGAAATTCATATGATTATGGGAGCAGGTTCGGGCGGCAATGGTTCTATGGATGTTGCTAATATGCTTAAACCTGCATTGCAAAAGGGTAAACTACATTGCATCGGATCTACTACACAAGAAGAATATAGACAACATTTTGAAAAAGATAGAGCGTTAGTACGAAGATTTCAAAAACTTAGTATAGATGAACCTAGTATAGAAGATGCAAAGAAAATTGTACGAGGTGCTTCAATACATTATGCAGATTTTTTTAATTTAAACTATACAGATCAAGCATTAGATTCAGCAGTAGACTTATCAGCACAATACTTGTTAGATAAAAAATTGCCCGATAAAGCAATAGATTTAATCGATGCCGCCGGAGCAAGACAACGTATTACAAAAGAATCAGATAGAAAACTTATTATTGATACAGAAGAAATTAAAGTAGAAATATCTAAAATAGCAAAAATACCTTTAGACACAATAAGCCATAAAGATGTAGAACAGGATAAAAGTATAATAGATTTAGAAAATAATTTAAAAACAAAAGTATTTGGGCAAGATGATGCTTTAACTGTATTATTAGATGCAATTTATATATCAAAAGCAGGACTGAAGGATCCAAAGAAACCTGTTGGTTGTTATTTGTTTACAGGTCCTACGGGTTGTGGGAAGACCGAAACAGCAAGACAACTAGCACATTATTTAGATCTGCCACTGGTTAAGTTCGATATGTCAGAATATCAAGAACGACATGCAGTATCTAAATTGATTGGTGCTCCTCCAGGATATGTTGGTTATGAAGATGGTTCTGCAGGATCAGGAGCATTAATAAATGAGTTGGAAGAAAAAACAAATTGTGTATTATTACTCGATGAAGTTGAAAAAGCACATATTGATGTTCTTAATATTTTATTACAATTTATGGATGACGGAATTATTACAGGATCAAATGGTAAACAAGTTAGTGGCAGACATGCCACACTTATAATGACATCTAATTTGGGTGCCGCAAAAGCAGACGAAAATGCTATAGGATTTGGAAGTAACAAACATGATGATGCCCATGAAAAAGCAGTTAAAAAATTCTTTTCGCCTGAATTTAGAAATAGATTAGATGCAATGGTTAATTTTAATAAATTATCTATAGAAAATGTTAAACAAATAGCAATTAAATTTATTAATGATTTAAATATTCTTTCCAAACCACGTGATATAGAAGTAGTTTATAAACCAGTAGTTATAGATTGGTTAGTAGAAAAAGGCTATGACGATGCAATGGGTGCAAGGCCTATGCAACGTGTAATTAATAACGAAATTAAACGACCACTCGCCAAAGAAATGTTATTCCGAAAAAACTTTGGCAAAAAAGGCACAGCAACATTAGATATTGTTAAGGACAAGATAAAATTAGATGTCTTTTTCAGCTAAATACTGTAATATCTAACTAGGAAGATAACCTATGAGTGGAAAACTTTTACGAAAATATAGTAATATACTAGAAGTAGATACATTTGATAAGGCCGTTAGTAGGCGAGATTCAGAAAAGCTCAAAATTTTAACTAAAGGTCTTCTTGAACTTAGAAAAGAATTGCAAAGCGGTTCTTATGAAATGGGACTAGTAGACGAAATGTTTAGTGCAATTGGTATGTCTCCTTGGAAAGACCCTATTAAACAGTCAACTGACTCTGAATCATATCTTGGTCTAACTCCAGGAACACCCGAATGGGATAAAGTATCAGCAAGTAGAAAAGAGAAATATGGCTAAATTAAACGAAGAAGTTATTGTTATTAAAATATCTGAAATGTTAAAAGACGCAGATCCTGTCCAACCATTGCTACCGCCCGAAATGCTTGCAAATTTGGAACCAGTTATTGGTGAACTTACTGGCAGGCAAAATGTTATGGTAGAAGTGGTTTCAGAAGCTAATGTAAGCGAGGTTCCAGAAAATGGCTAGTAGTGTAGTAATGATGACCACTGTTAGTGCCGATACTACAGGCGATAAAATACAAGCAGATGGTTATTACGGTTACGCAGATGGATTGCATACAGTAGTAATGTATACGACTGGTTATACTGGTCTCTTAAGTATTCAGGCTACTCTTGCTAGTAATCCAATTGAAGCAGACTGGTTTGATTTATTTGAATTCAATTTAACAGCGGATTCAAACACTCGAGGTATGACTCTTAGTGGTAATTATGTTTATTTACGAGCAAAAGTAACAAATAGAGTTGCCGGTTCAGTAGATAAAGTTCTTCTTAAAATTTAAAAGGAATAACAATTGGCTGAATTTACTAATCATTTGATATTAAAAATGGATGAAGAGTTGCCCGATGACTTAGCAGTAAATTTTTTTAATATCGTTCAAAAACATGGGCCAGAAGATATTGTCCAAACAATGGAAGATAGTGTTATGTTGCATTATGTGCAAAATTATACACATCATTATGAAGTAAATCTTACCCGTTCAATTCAACCCGACGAAGGCGATTCTATAGCCGAAGCATTAGATGATGCAATGGATTACGATTTTGAATTAGAAGCATCAACTAGTATTGAAACAGATCTTGTCAATGGAATCAAGTGAATTATTATCAAACTTTTTAAAAATTTATGATCTTAAAGAATATAAAGTAATTCCAACTAGTTCGAATGTTCATGCTGATCCAAGATTGATTATTTTTGATAAAAATAATTGTTATTATAAAATTTTTTTTATAAAAGATACAAAATATGTAAAAAAATACGATTATATCTTTTTTAATAATGCACATTTTCCAAATCATTTAGTTTCATCTGTTATTGAAGAAAATATATGGATTGTTAAACAAACTATACCTAAAGGAACTTTATTATCAAAATTTTTTTTAAAACCTAATACAGTTAACGAAAATATAATTGATAGTTTTTTAAATAATTTGATATGGGTGAAAAATGAAACTCGACGCATTTTTCCAGAAGAACATAAGTATTGGGACTATTCGGCGGGAGATTCATGTGCAAGCAATATTATATATGATATTGAGACTAATACTTCAACAAATATAGATATAGAACCGTCTGCTTGGTTAACTCGTGACGAATATTTAGAAAAAACATATTATAGATTGCTAAAACATTTTGAAAATTTTAACTCATATCCTTATTGTAATTTTCTTCCTGTATTAGAAATGCCAAAAATTTTAGATAAATGTATGAAATTTATTGATAAAGAGGTTCTATGAACTATTCGATTTTTGATGGTAAAATTTTATTTGATTATTCTGAGATAGAATTATTAAAAGAACATTTCCTATATAAATTTTTAGTAGAATTTAAATTAGAAAAATTTGAGATAATTGAAACAAGATCTTCTAAATTAAATTTAATAGAAATAGAATCAGAACAAAAGGTAGTTATTCATGATTTAATTAAGGATGAATTTTATAAAATTTATTATGGGATGTATAGAAATAGAATATCAAGAAATGATGTATTTTACAACAATGCATATTTTCCAACAAACAGAATAACAACATATCTTACAGATGATTGGTGGATACTGAAGTCCACAAGAGTACCCGGTGAAGATATATATAATTTTTTATTAGGCAAATCTAAAATGATTTTTTCAATGGATGAATTTTTAGATGCAATGTTGAATACAATAAAATTTTTTAATGACGAAGCTCAAAGAATTTTTAAAGGCGAAGGAATAATTACAGGAAAATATTGTAGCATAGGAGAAGTAGATTGGATATCTAGCAACAATATGTTTTATTGTTCTAAAACAAACGTGTTTACAAAAGTTGATCATGAACCTAATATTGCTTTTGTTGATAAGGATCGATATATGAGTGATGCTATACGATCATTTATTGCATTGTTTGGTTCTTTAATGAATTTACGGGCTCATAAACATATCATGGATTATATTGCCGATGGTAGAAAAATTTTAAAACGAATAGAATATTGTATTGATTTTGTAGAAACTAATATTTTTAAGTAAACATGTTAAATTATGTTGATATAGAAACAGTTAGACATTGCAATGCACGATGTGTATTTTGTCCTCAAAGTCAGGATCCCCTTCCTGCTGATACAATGAGTTTAGAGCTATTCGAACACATATGTAAAGAGCTACGAAAAACAAATAAATTATACAAATATTTTTATATGGTTTTTAATCACTATGGCGAACCATTACTAGATAAATTTTTTAAAGAACGAATCAAACTATTAGACAAATATAAAATAGACCTCCAACTTCATACTAATGGTACTAGATTAGATGCAGATAAAATTGCATTTTTATACCAATATAAACATGTAGTTCAAAAAATAGAAGTTAATATGACAACATTAGATGAAGAAGAATGGTGTGCTACATATGGATTACCGCCTGCCCAATTTAAGAAAACTTTTAATAATTTACTTAATTTATTAAAAACTTTTTCTTCTAATCGTAATCAATTAAAAGGAGGTATTGTATTAAATGGAAAAATAAGAGACCAATTAGAATCTATAATAACTCATCCTATTAACGTAGATTGGTATTTTATGCCACATAATAATAGAAGTGGTAATCTTAAAATTAATGATAAAAACGAATATGATATATATCAGACAAAATATAAAGGTAATACTTATATGTATGATTGTGTTAAGAAAGTTTTAAAACATACTTTTTCTATAAACCATAAAGGAAAGGTATTTTTATGTTGCCAAGATTATTATCAAGAAAACATTATAGGAGATATAACAAAAGATAGTGTCGAATATATACTTAATTCAGAAGAAGCAAATCATTTAAGAGATCAAATGTATGGTAAAGGAATGGGCGATAATGATTTAATATGTAGAAAATGCATACATTCAGTAATAGGTGGATTAGATTTTCCTTTACAACATCCTCGAGCTTGGGTTAGAACATGATACCATGGTTACTAATAGACGATATATTAGATAAAAACACATCTATAACATTAACAAATCTTAATCCTGAAGATGGTAATATAACACCTCTTGAATTGGTTGTAATTTCTTTACTAATAAGCACACTAAAACCTAAAAAAATATTAGAAATAGGCACATTTAATGGAAGAACTACTATTAATATGGCACTAAATCAACCAAAAGATGGTGAAGTTATTACTATAGACCTACCTTCTAACGAAACTAAATTACCACTTGAACCCGATGAAGCAAAATACATTTTAGATTGGACTACTCGAAAAAGAAAAATCACAACTATTAAATCTCATCCACAGATAAAACAAATATATGGTGATTCGGCCGACTACGATTTTACTGATTATATAGATAGAATTGACTTTATGTTTGTTGATGGATCACATAGTTATGAATATACAATGAGTGATTCTAAACTTGCATATAATTTAGTACGTCGAGGAGGATATATTCTTTGGCATGACTATAGCAGTCCCCATTGGCCTGGCGTAACTGAAGCATTAAATGAATTATATCTTGGTAATAGAGATTTTAAATCGTTGCAACATATAGTTGGAACATCCCTTTGCATTCTGCAAAACCGATAAATATTCATATATAGATGGAGTACCATGATGCCGGAATCTGAGAGAACCAAATCTGCACAAATGCGTGAAGTACTAGACAGACTTAAAGAAGGTCCAAAAGATCCTTTTGAAACAGATATATGGCCACCTAGTGGTGGAACATATGACATAAAATCATTACAAAATATGGTAGCAAGGCAATTAAAAGAACTTGCTGATAGTATTGCAACCGCAGATATTGATCAACCTGCCGATCCGTTTATGATACGGCGAGCATATAAGATATTATACAGTAAAGATAACCCTGTTTTTCAAGGAAAACTTGAAACCCTTGTTTCTGCATACGATAAGTTAGCCCGTCAAAACAGATATAAAAAACAGTTTGGGGATATTTAATGCGTTTTGCAGAATTATTAGAAGGTGGTAATGTATTTGGAGAAAATACAGGACGAATTGCAAAAGAAAATATACAACCTACATTAGAAAGATACTTTGCTGAATTGCAACAAGTGTTTCCTAACGCAGGCATCTCACCTAATAAGTTTCATCCAGTTGGATCTGTAGGTCTTAAAAGTTCAAGTGGTGATATAGATTTAGCAGTTGACGCAACAGAATTGTTTCCACAAGGCATTTCTAGCCAAACACTAACAGCATGGCATATTAGACCAGAAGAATTTGTTACACGATTTGATGTTTTTAAAAAACGTGCAAGAACATCAAGTGATGAACAAGTTGCTATGAAAACTGCATTAGTTTTAATTAGCGAATATGTTAATGAACATGCACCTACTATACATATGGATCCCAAAAAAGTTACACCAGGTAATGCATTTGGAATGTTTCCGCAATATGATGAACAAGGTAGTAATTTAAATGTAGGTATACAAATTGATTGGATGGTAGGCAATTTAGATTGGCTTAAATTTAGTTATGCATCGGCTAATTATCCTGAAGACTCTAATGTAAAAGGATTACATAGAACACAATTAATGTTAGCAATGTTTCAAGCAACTAATCATTCGTTTGATCATAAAGTAGGTGTTAAAGATAAAGCAACCAAAGAAGTAGTTGCAGGAACTCCCGACGACACATTGGCTCTATTAAATGAATTATTTGGGCTAAATTTATCAATACAACAATTAGCAAACTATCATACATTACACGATGCAATTAAAGGACATCCATTGTATGATAATGTTATGCAAATTTATTTAAAAATACTAGACAGAACACGAGTAGATATACCAGACGATTTACAAGAATACTGGTTACAACATAAGGATGAGTTTGGGTTAACAGGAAAGTTTTTACCAGACAGCAGTAACCTTAGGAGTAATATATGAGACTAAATGAAATATTAATAGAACGCGGCGATACATATTTTGATAACGCTGGTAGGGTACATTTTAAAACACATGATGCTTATTTAAAAGCAAAAAACTCAAAGTTAGGTTCCATGAGAAAAGCGGCACTTGATTATTCAAAGCGAAACCCACCAGTAGGAGAGTTTTGGCCAAAAGACTGGAATGCTCCTCAACCTCAAGATCAATATGCATCACAACTTACAATGCCAAAGGCAAAACCAAAAACTATACTTGATCCTAATAGAGCCGGATTAAGTACAGCAGATTTAGGTAGGCCTGACGATGGGATTTCAGCTATTGCTGGTGCTGGTACTAAGCCAAAAAGTAAACCAACTAAAATGCCAGACCGTGGCGGAATTTATAAAGATTCTACCGGTACTGTCCATAAGTTGAGGCCATAAACAATGAGCGGAGTAGCAGGCGGAGATAGAATAAGTAACGAGCATGTTAATTCAACAGCGAAAAGTTATATCGATTCGGTGTTATCAGGTTTTCCTGGTTTCGTGTCTGCAGAAGTTACAGGTGGTGTAGCCGCAGGTAAAAAAGATCACGGCGACATAGATTTAATTGTACACATTGAAGGTACAGATAAAAAAGCAATTAAAAAAGAATTACAAAACTATTTAGAAAATCAATCAGCAAATAAAATTTTACCTTTTAGAAGCGATAAGTATGCGGGCAGACGTTCATACAATGCAGGTGAACTTGTTAGTGTTTTGTTCCCCCAAACAGAAGCAGGCAAAACAGCACAAATAGATAATATAGTAGCAGTAACAAAAGATGAAAGTGCATTTAAAAAAAGTTTTTTAGATTGGCCTGCAGAAAAACAAGGATTAATTTTAGGTCTTATTAAAACTGCAATTCAAGAAGCAAATGCAACAAAAACAATAGATAGATTATTTGCAAGTATAGGATTAGGTGTCCCTAAAACAAATAAAGTATTAGAATTTAATTTAAGTGGTATTGAATTACAGTTACGAGCATATGAAAAAGATCATAGAGGTAGAGAAGCAAAAGGTACTAGAGAAGTATTATGGAAATCTAATAATTGGAACGATGTAGATAGATTGTTATGGCAGTATGATTTAACTAAATCGTTCGATGACCTATTACCTGATGTACAAGCGTCTTTAAAACACCCTACAAGCAAAGATAGAGTTAAAGGTGTGTTCAATGCTATGGTGTCAATTAAATCAGGCGAAGTAGGCACACCTAAAGCGGACAGAAAACAAGAAACAATTAATATGATTAATGCTATGGAAAGTAAACACATATTATTTCGGAGTTTGATCGAATGTTAATTGAAGATATTATATCTGAACGTGAACTTTCTAAAAAAGAAGAGAGTGACAAAGAACATAATGTTAAAAAGTTAAAGTCACATAAAAAAAACTTTACTGACCAATATGGTAAGGATGGTGAATCTGTTATGTATGCAGTAGCAACAAAACAAGCAAAAAAAGGAAACCGGTTTAAGGCATGAGAATTTCTGAGGCTCTATTAAACAAAAGTAATGAAGACAATTTACATAATAGTCTAGTTCGTGGTTTAGTAGAGGCATTATTATTAAACGAAAGTATTGTAGACAATTTACAGAATAGTTTAGTTCGTGGTTTAGTGCCCGAACATGGTCCTGGTACTCAAAATTATAATACCTTGTTAAGAGATTTTAAAGCCATTACAAACCAAGCAAAAAAAGCATTTCAAAAACAAGATGGTAAAGTAGACAACTCTAAAGTAGTATGGGCATTACGATGGTATGTATTAGATACTAAAATACATCTTATTTACAATAAAGATTACGGCTATCCGACTTTATACACAGAAAAAGAAGAACAACGTATAAGAAAACAAGCAGAACAAGCAGGTATAAAAATAGGCAATGAAGGTGTAAGAGGTATCTTTCCAGGCGGTGATGATCAATTCTTTTACTCTATGAATCATTTTATAGAACACGATGGATTTGGTAATACTATTCGCAATATGACATTCAAACCTGAAGAAACGCCGACTGCTGTTCATATGAGAATGGCCAACGTAGAAACTGAATGGATTAAAGCTCTTAAAGATGATGAACGTTCAATAGCACATGGCGGAGTAATGTCCGATATGGATACCGGTGAAGAGACCGAATACCGAGAAATGTACGAAGAGTTTATTAAGTTTCCAGATGGATCGGCATGGTTTGACTTAGACAGAGCATTTTGTTCAAAAGAGGGCGAGTCAATGGGTCATTGCGGTAATACTGCATCGTACAAGGATGATGATACAATCCTCAGTTATAGAACACCGCATCCACATAAAAAATATCATTGGACACCACATCTTACATTTATATTAGATGGTGCAGGATATTTGGGTGAAATGAAAGGCTATGCAAATCAAAAACCTTCCGCAAAATATCATAATGTTATTAGAACATTAATAATGAATAAAGAGATTAAAGGTATTAAAGGCGGCGGATATCATCCTGAAGCAAATTTTTCTGTATGGGATTTACCTGATGCCGCAGAACTTATAGCAAAAAAGCCTGGATTAGCAGGAGACAACATAGGCAAATATGTAGAGGATATAGGTATAGATGACACATTAGTTGAAATTATAACAACTAAATTAGATAATGAAAGCCAAACACCGCAACTATTCATACCACGCGATACTGCTATAGGAAAAACTGCAAAACAGGCAATGGAAATACCTGTACAAATTACAAATGAATATCCAGACGTATATTCATTAATAAGTTATGAATTGGCTAATAGCACATACGACCAAGTATTGCGTGATGGAGAGACCCCAGATCTCCGGTATAGAGATGAAGATTATGAGCCTTGGAGTATAAAGGATTGGGCAACAACATTAAGACGAGACAATAATAAAGACACAGGCCACAATGAGCTATGGAAATATATACCAGAAGCAACACGAAATATATTAAACACAGAATTTGCAACAGTATTAGGCGACGAACTTGAGGAAGACGTGTTAAACAATGCTATTAAGTATGATGAAAAAACAGAACAAGATTATGTTGGTATTGCTGATATATTAGTAGAGGCAGTCAACGCAGGATGGGAAGAAGGCATAAGACATGAAGTAGTGTTACAATTTAAATCAGCTCTAGAAAATTCTGATTATAATTTCGTTAATCATTCGGGCGGAGGATTAGATTTAGCAATCGTATTCGAAAAACCCGGATTACCATCAGATTCTCCTAATAGATGTTATATAACAGCACCAATAGTTCAAATTGTAGATTGGGTTGTGCGAGAAGAACAACAATATGGTGAAGTATCTAAAGAGTGGTGGTCAATGCAAGATATTAACTTCTCTGCAGAAGAAGTTTTACAAAGAAGCGAAGTTGTACCAAATGCTCAATTTGATGTTAGAGCGGCCGCAGAAGATTTTCAAACATCTATGATACAAACGTCTCCTATATTAAAAAATAGAAATGAAAAATTTCACATAAGTTATTACACAGATGCCCAAGGTGTAGATCTTGCAGCAGATAATTATTGGAAGCGAGAAGAAGAAGAGAACAAAGTACAAAGTGAAAGTGTTACTCCTAAAAAAGTAATTAAGTTAGCACAAGTGTTAACTGGTTCTAATAGTAAAAAAGGTCACGATAAGTTACATAAGATGTGTTCACGTTTAGGATTGTCGGCGGACCAGTGTCATGCAATAACAAGTAAAGCAGGATATACTTGACCCAATGAACATTAGTCTTGGAGAGATTAAATGAAAATAAATGAAGTAATAACCAAAAAAGAACGTGTTGATGAAGTACTTCCGGCAGTTATAGGCGCAGGAATACATGCGGCGCGACTTGCGGCGCCATATGCGTTGAGGTATGGAAAAAAAGCCTGGGATTACGGAAAGAAATTGTTACCTGGTTTAAAAAAGGCTAAAGCCGCATCTCATGGATTAGGAGGCAAAATACATGCGGCCAGTGAAGTTGGAAAAAAGATAGTTAAAAAATCTCCTCCTACTCCGGGCGATGGATCTGAATTTGCAAAAACTGATATGGTTCCAGGCCCTCAAGCCTATCATAAAAAAGCAGTCGCAGGAGCCGGTGTTTCTCCAAATACTAACCCAACTAAGGCAGTTGGACCTATGTCAAATCTTGAAAGAAAGAGGTTAAGATAATTAAATGCGAGAAAAAGAATTAATAACCGAAGCAACGGCTGGTGAAATAACTGTTGGCTTTGAGTTAGAAATAGTTGTTCCTGCCGCCAAATCTTTTGATTCTAAAATAATGGACCTAGAGCCCGGTTCAGTAGAGGAAGTTCATCCTAATATACAACGTATAGTAGATAAGTATGGGTTAGGTCGAATGGAAGAACAAAGTGTTCTAGCAAATGACGATGACACAGATACTCATTTTGGTGCTGAATTTGATATAGGTTTAATTAAAGACGAAAACGGTGCATCTGCTAGACTTACAGCAACTCCGCCTAACTTCCAAAAAGTAGCAAAAATTGTAAAAGAGTTTCTTGACAATGGTGCATATACAAATAGATCATGTGGTTTTCATGTTCATTTTGGGTTAGGAATGTTAGAAAAAACAAGCGGAATGGATGCTACCTGGTTTGCAATTTATTTTTTAGATAGTGGTTTGTTTGAAAGATTTAAAGAATATAAAGGTATTCCACAATATGACGATGACGAGTATGCAAGTTTAAATGATTTGGGAGAATCAGTTGAGCAATTTAAAGGATCATTAGAAAATTTAACTTCAAAAGAAAATAAATTAGAATTTGCGTATGATCAAACAGTTAATAGATTGGCAATGGGAATTTTTGACAAATATAGTGTTCTTAATCCACATCACCAAGGAACATTAGAATGGCGAGGATTGCGTGGTGTACTTGATAGCATGTCGGGACAAGTAAACAATTATAATGAAATAGTAGACTATTTAAAATTTGTTTATAAATTTGCTGTAGAGCTAGGACGAGCTCAAAATAAAATATTTGACTATGATGTTGCAGGCGTAACATTGCGAGACTTAAAACGATTTTATTTTGAAAATAAACAAAAACGAAAAGGTTCAATTAATAATGTAGCACAATTATTTGTTAGACATTTTGGTTCTATAATGCCATCAGAAGAATTTAAACAAACTAATTCAGAATTTACAAAACATTTATCATTTAGAAATAATGCAGTAAACACCTCGCAATATGACAATAAAAACTATTTACTGGCATTAAATGAGCAAATGAAATTTCAAGCAGTAGCATTGCAACCGTTTGTTGGACAACAAGCCTGGGGTACGCCCGAATCTCGCATGGTAACTAGATTACGAACTAGTACAGACCAACCAGGCATTGAAGTAGATTTATATGACATGACGTATTATAATCATGTATTAGTTATTGATCCTACTGCGTGGAACGAATTAGTTAATAAATTTGGATGGGGCATGACGAATTGTGTATTTGAAAATTGTCAATTTATATTTAAAAATCCAAAATTATATCAATTTAAAATAAATCATTTATTTTTAGATGCAATATATACAGATTGTGTAGCAGTATTTAAAACCATGGAAGAAGCCGATTATGCTAAAAGGACTTGGCGAGAATTTCATGGAAATGAAACAGAAGACATACATTTTATGTCAGTAGAATAACCATAAAACTTAGAGGAGAAATATGGCAACTTATAAAAACGATGAGCCCTGTGAATTCATTTACAGAGTAGAAGCAGTAACAAAAGTAGTAGACGGAGATACATTAGATTGTGTTTTTGATTTAGGTTTTGATGTTATGGTAAAACATCGTGTAAGAATGTTAGGCATCGATACACCAGAATCAAGAACAAGACATAAGAACGAAAAAGTATATGGTCTACTTAGTAAGGCCGCACTTAAATCATGGGTACATTGGGCAATTATGTCAGATAGAGATGACATAGATATTCAAATTAGATGCCCTGAAGCAGACAGCCGAGGTAAGTTTGGAAGAATTTTAGGCGAGGTTTGGATTAATTGTACAGCAGAAGGCGAACATAGTGGCTGGACTAATGTTAATAAATGGCTATGCGAAAACGGCCATGCAGTTGGTTATTGGGGACAAAATAAAGACGATGTTAAAGGTGAGCATTGGAAAAATAGAGAGTTTTTGGCCGAACATGGTAAACAAGAACTTTTACAATGGGACGAGGATTAACAATAAATATTAATATGAATATATTAAACGCCTATATCAAAGATAAATTAAATGAAGCAACATTATCTTTTGCCGAACTACGAAAAGTACGATACGGTGATATGCGTTATTATAGGGATTTAATTACAAAAATTAAAAATGGAGATCCAGTAACTTTAATAGACGGATCTCAAGTTGTTATTGCCGGAGACCAATATAAAAAACTTAACAAAGCAGTATTTGGTACTGAAGGAATTCCAAAGGATTGGAATAAGCAAGTAGGAGTTATTAAAGGTGGAGACAAAGTATTGCTTCGAACAGTATCTGCCGGCGGAGATCCTAATAAAATGCCTCCAGGATTTACGTTAAAGTTGGACAATGGCGAATCTATTAAATTAAGTGATATTGATAAAATAACTGTAAGAGAACAATATAATAGGGGCGATGTTTCTGAAATTTTTATGGGATTGGCTGTTACTGCTAAAATTTTATATCATAATAAAGAAGAAGTTGCATTTGAAGATTGTCTTAAAATCATAAGTGAGAGTACAATTAATAGTGGTGATGGTAGTTTAACTTTTGGAAGTCCTATTATATACGAAAATGGTGAACCTGATAGATTAGATGTTAATATACGGGTTCGTAAAAATAGTATGTATCATGTAGAAAAAGTTATATTAGAAGAAGGCGACACAAGTGAATTTAGAGGATATTTTCAAAGTGCAATAAGTTACATTAATAGTAAATCACCCATTATAGAAAAAATAAAATTACCTAAAGAAGATAAGACATCTAATAAAGTAATAGTACGAGGTGTAGGCACAGAAGATCAAAAAGGAACTAAAGCAGATTTGGTATTACAAGTAGATAATACTGTAATTAATTTATTGAGTGTAAAAGCAAACACCTCACAAGTAGGTCAACTTACAAGAAGTTTAAATACACCTGCATTAAAAACAAAAGCAGGAGTAGACTTACAAGCACATTTTAATGAATTTTTTGGACTTAATGTTTTTAAAATTAATCAACAAGCCTTTGCTCAAGATCCAGTAGAATCTATTCGAGGTGCATATGCAGGAGCCGCACAATCATTAAATAGTGCAGTAAATACACCACAACAAGAATTTAATTTTTTAGATGCAACATTTAATTTTTTACAACACCATACAACATTAGGAAGTGATATAGATATTGTAATGTTAGGAGCAGATCCAAATAATCCTATGTTTACCAATTTAAAATTTGACGAGACATTAAAAGCAAAACTAGAAAAAGTTAATTTTATTTTTAAACCTCCTAGACAATCGGGTAACCCGACACTATGGGTTGATATATTTCCTGAAGAAAAAATAGAAGAATTGCCCGATTTTGATCGTGAAATGGGATTATACAGTATACGAACTTATTTGCAAGCGGCCGGTAATATGAGAACAGTTATCGAAATAGGCAATGGTGCTCATCTGCTTGCAGATCAAAATATTAGCATAAATAGTAGTACTATGGAAAACATAAAAGAAACCGCCTCTGCAGGAGGCACAAGTGCTGGAAATGTTGCAACAGTTAATGCACCATTAGGCAAAGGTAAAATGATTAGGCGAGAGAAACCTGTTAGTGCTGACGCTAACAAAGTAGGAATGTTTCCAAAAGCAGTTAAAGAAAAAGCAGTTGGGGTTAAAACAGGTGTTCAAGTTAAAACAAAAACAGATCATCCTGCACAAGCAAACCGCCCTGAAGGTTATACAAAAGGAAAATTAGTAGGTGATTCAATGACAAATGAAAAGAATGACAAACTTAAAGAAGGCGTGTTAGATGCCGCCGACGAAGATGGATGGATGGCAAAAGAGCAATTATATAAAATTGCACAATATGCAATTAAACTTCATCAACAAATCGGCGATACAGATAACTTAGAACCTTGGATTCAAGCCAAAATAACTAAGTCTGCAGATTACATGAGTTCTATTAAACATTATATGGAATACGAACAAGTTAATCCCCACCCAACAGACGAACCTAGTGAAGAAGAAGCACTAGAACCGGCTATGGATATAATGGGCATGGAATCAGTTGATCCTAGAATTAAAAAAGGTATGAGTCGCATTTTTACTTCAGCAAATGAAGATTTAGCAACTAGTTTAGTGAAGTAACGGCATGCATTATGACATACAGTCTTACCGAAAAGGAAGAAGTATTACTCGAACGAAAACTTGAAGAGCTATTTACTCTGACCGAATTAGATCCTAACGAATATATTAAAGAGCCTGCCATTAAAAAAGTAAAATACAAGGGCAAAGACGTAACTAGACAGCAAGCAGATTGGCTTAAACAGGCTGATAAAACTAGTCATTGGACTGATATGTATAAGTGGGTCGAGCCTGAACCTGCTCATCCGGCCGGAAAGATTGATACACCAGAACCACCATCCCATGATCCTAATGATCCTAATGCATTAGTTACAAATCCTAATTATAAACAACCGCCAGTTCCGGCAGATTTAACTGCGGCCGCGGCACTTACACTTGGATATAGAAATCGATGGTCACCAGCAGGGAAATCCCCTTCACAAAAACTAAAAATTACAGGTGCTCAGAAAAAACCTCCTAGCAAAATAAGGAAAACATTATCTAGAATTAATCCACACAACTGGGCCAATAAAAATCAGGAACTAAAGCCGCCTTCAAAGCAAAAGCAGGAACTAAAGCCGCCTTCAAAGCAAAAGCAGGAACTAAAGCCGCCTCCAAGGCAAAAGCCAATAGTAGTATCACCTGAAGATATCGACAAAGAGAAACAAATAATAGCAAAACATGAAAAAGAACAAGAGAGAAAAAGAAAAAATACGATACTACAAAAAGACGAGAAAAAATTAAATCAAAAAATACGTAAATTTGACTCAGACTATCTACGAAGGGTAAGAAAACAAGTTACAGATGCAAGAAGACAGGCAAAAGCCGCAAATCTAAACGCAACTAAATTAAAAACTCCTGCGGCAAAAAAAGCCGCAGAGACGGCACAAAAAAATTTACAAAATGCACTCAGAAAATTAGATACTGCTGAGCTAAAAGCAGAAAAAGCTCGTATAGACAAAGAAACTGAAAATAGAAAGATTAGAGAAAAAAATCAAGAAGAATTAAGGAAGAGAGCAGATGCAGAACGAAGACAAACAAAATTAAAACTAAAAGCATTTCGACAAGCAGAATATGCTTCTCGTAAAGCCCTAATAGATTACGAAGAAGCATTAAAAAATAAAAACTTATCACCTGAAAAAATACAAGAGTTAAAAAAGAAATGGGCACACGAAGATAACAAACGATTGGCAACCCAAGAAGCATTAAAACAAAATAGAAGTAAAATTACTGGAATTAAAGATCATCTTACACAATCAAAAAAACAATCTAAACATATACAATCATTAGAAGAATATATTAAAAAACAAGAACTAGCATCAAAGAAAACTCCTGAAGACGTAAAAAATATTAAAGAAACTAGAAAAAAAGTAGCCTCAGCAAAAACGGCACAAGCACAAATAGAAGATGCGGCCAGGAAAGGTGTTAAACAAATTAATTATAAACTTAAAAAAGGTGAGACTATTTCTCAATTAGGTAAACGATATGGTGTTAATTATCGAGAGATAATGAAATTCAATGGTATTACAGACGAGTCGGCAAAAAGATTACCAGTAGGTGCAGATATAAAAATACCTGTTAAAGGTGATATATCTCCAACGAATATAAAACCTATACCGCCTAAAACAAGATTTCAAACATCAAAAAATTTAGGACCTTCTGCAAGTAATCCTGAAAGACATTTAATAAGAGGAAAAAATGGACAATATTATTTGCAAAATCCTGCAAACAAAATGGATAATAAACCCCTTACCCATACTCAGGCAAAAATAGAACTTAGTAAAATGGGGGCTCAAGCAGAGACAGGTGTAAAAGCACAAAACAGAAAGGCAGCCAGAAAGAGCAAGAAGGTCCGCCCTCCGGGTCGCATGGGACTTAGAGGAGGTGCCGGATTACTTGGATTTCATATGTTACTATCGGGAACATCTGCATTAGCGTATGACAATTTTGTTAAAAAATATGACGAAGATAGAAATAAGTTACCAGAAAATAGTCCATTGCGAAAATTGTCTCCTAATCAGTTTTATAACGGACAACAATTTTTTCCAGGAAAAAATCCATTTACAGATAGACCACAGGGTAAAGACAAAAACTTTTACGAATATGGTGTTGGTACTAGTTCAGGTTCGATGACTAACCAGGTTAACTCACGATCAAAAATGTTTAACGATAAATTTTCTTCAATGACTGAACGAGATTTAAACTCAGAACTTTTTCTACCATTAGACCAACGTGACGAACAATTTGAAATAGTAGTGCAAAAACCTGATGGTTCATATATTAATGTAACTGAACATGAAAAAAGAGCAAAGAAAAAAGGCGAAATATTAGATCCTAATACATTCATTAACGACGGAGATGTTGTACTTTATACTCAATCTATATCAAACGAAGTTGCTAAACAAACATGGACAAATATGGCTAAAAAAGGAACGCAAGGAACAGCAACTTGGTTAGATATAAAATATAACATGCGAACTTCAAGAATGAAAGTTTTTTACATGACAAGGGGAAATAAAGATCATTTAGATACAAAATATCATGCAGGTGGTACACATGAACACTCATTAAATCCAAATTGGGATCCTAGCGATTATGTAGGTAAAAGAGCAGACGAATTAGGCAATGAAAGAAAATTAGGTGTAGGAATATTTTCTAAAAAAGGATTTCAGGGAAACATAAACATGCAAGGAACCTGGAGAAGGCATAACGAACTTATGAAAGAATTTAGAGCCGCAGAACTAGAAGCAGTTCGAAAAGGCCAGCAGTTTGATCCTTCGTCTATCTATAAGAAATTTGGAATGACAGAAGATGAATTATTTGCATTGTTACCTGCAGAATCAATGACAGGATTAGACTTAGAAGGAGACGAAAGTTCTAGTTCTGTTGCTGATTATATAGATGATACTATATCAGATTTTGGAGAATGGACAGGATTATATGATTATCAATCTACTTCAGAAAGAAAAATAGATAAAGTAGTTAAATCGGGTTTAGAAGGAGACGAACCATCAGCAATAGCAGGGCAAGGAATAGCCAGCTCTGGATGGCCAGCAGATACTCAAACCTATAATACATTAATAACAAAATTAAGCACAGAATACGAAATAGATCCCAAATTATTAAAAGCATTATCACAAAAAGAAAGTGGTACAAGTGTAGTTAAAGGTGAACTAAAGCAAGGAATATTTAAAGGAGATACTGATAGAGGAACACGAGGTGCTTGGGGGTTATTTCATGTTAGAAAAGGTGAGATAAGACAAGATGACCAAGGAAACCCTTACCTTTATGATCCGGCAGTCGTAGATGAATATAATCTTCGACATGGTACAACGTATCAATGGTCGGATGTTGCGGGTGATGCTCTTTTAGCCGCACATATTGGTGCAGATACATTTGCAGTATATTATAAAGAAGCATTAGAAACAAATTCAGATCCAATGAAAGCGGCAGAAGAAGCCTATGCAAAATATAATGGTGGTCCTAATTGGAGAAATAAATCTGATGCAAAAGCAAATGCAAAAATATTTGTTGACATTTTTAAAAAACTTCATGAAAATAAAACATATACCAAAAAAAGTGCAATACTTGAAGGTATAGCAAAAGCCGCATAATAAATAACTACATATATAAACTCGTAGGAGAAAATAGATGAAGTTAACAAAAAATTTTAGTTTAGGAGAACTAACAAAAAGTTCTACAGCAACTAGACTAGGAATAGATAACACACCCAATTCAGAACACTTAGTCAATATGGTAAATGTATGTTGCCATATACTTCAACCTGTGCGAGAGCATTTTGGTAGAGTAGTAACAGTAAATAGTGGATACAGAAGTCCTAAACTTAATGCCGCGGTTAGAGGATCAGCAAAAAGTCAACATTGTAATGGTCAAGCCGCCGACTTTGAAATTATAAATTATCCTAATTATGATTTGGCAAAATGGATTAAAGATAATTTAGTATTTGACCAATTAATTTTAGAATTTTATAATCCTGCAGAAGGCCCTAACAGTGGCTGGGTTCATTGTTCTTATAATTTAGATGGAAGTAATCGTAAAAAAGCAATGACTGCATTACGAATTAAAGGTAAAACTAGTTATAAATCAGGATTAATTAAATGAAAACTAATAGTTCAAGAGATATAGAAAGTAGATTAAAAGAAGTATTTACGCCATCTTATTTGTTAGTAGAACAGTCAGCATTAGTGGCTAAAAAATATAAAATTTTAATAGTTTCTAAATGGTTTAAGAATAAATCTAACACCAGTATTACACCGGCTGATAATCACAGAATGGTTTATCAATCATTAAAAGATAAAATTAAAGTTCAACAGCCTTTAATAGAAGAATTAGATATAGCAACATTCAAACCTACAGAATATTCTGAAGGTAACACCGTCCAGCTAACAACGTATAAATATAATGACATGTTGCCACACTTTAGCAAGCAACTCATAATATAACAACAATAAGCCTATCAAGGGAATATTAACATAAGGATAACATGAAAGCACTATTACGATGGTGGCTTATATTTTGTCTAACCTATCTTACCGGTGGTGTTGCAGTATATTTTAATTTGCACATAGACTTATATAATGCCGACCAAACTAAAATAAGTTTTTTAATATTAATAGTATTTGTTTTAACATCCATATGGATAGGATGGAGAACAAAAAAATCTGAAAATCAAATGCAAGATGTTAGCATTGGCTGGTTTACTGCTGAAGCCTGTCTTGCGTTGGGGATGATAGGAACTGTTACCGGATTTTTGTTAATGTTAAGTGGCGCATTTGCAGAAATTGATTTAGCAAACACAAGCACTATACAGAGTTCGCTTACAAAAATGGCATTAGGCATGAGTACTGCCTTATATACAACATTGATAGGGTTGATCTGTTCGTTAGCATTAAAAATACAATTGGTTAATGTAGACAACGAGAACAGAAAAAAGAATAAATTCTACTTTCGCCATGAACAGTAATTCTAAATATAAAAGTACACTAGCATTTACCGATCTACTTTTTAATGTATTAATCGGTTTTGTTTTTATGTTCATAGTCGCTTTTATTTTAATTAATCCTGTTGAAAAAGATGCAGAAATAGAAGCAAAAGCAGAATTTATGATCATAATGGAATGGGATGATCAGTCTGCATATGATGTAGATTTATGGATGGCAGATCCTGTTGGCAATATAGTTGGTTTTCCTAATTTGCAAGCCGGTTTGTTACATTTAGATAAAGACGATTTAGGCCAATCAAACGATAAAGTAGTATTAGCAGACGGAACTACAAAGACAATCTATTTAAATCGAGAAGTAATGACAATTAGAGGTATAGTGCCAGGAGAATATATAGTTAATAATCATTTATATTCTATGAAAGGCAGCCAGCAAGAAGGTCCGATCGAAGTAACAACAAGGGTAATAAAACTTAATCCATATGGAGAAGTACATACTGGTATAGTTACATTAGAAAATACAAGACAAGAAGAAACAATAATAAGATTTACAGTTACACCCGAAGGTTATGTAAAAAATAAAAATAAACGAAAAAGAAGATTTGCAGGTCGAGACCGAAGTAATCTTTCCCCTATTGAAGGCTCAGGACATTCAACAAGCATAAGTGCAGAAGCCGCCGGCGAAGGAACCCAAATACAAGGTGTTGCAGAACCAGATGATCGCCCATCTCCGCCATCATATATGATAGAAGATAATATACCTGCAGATGATGATGAGGTTCATAGTAGTGGTACCGAAGAAAGCTATTATTCAACACCAGGAGGAGGAATTAATTCTGCTCCAACACAAGAAAGTGATGCAGAATTAAATAGATACGATAATATAGGCGCAGATTCGAGGGGATTCTAATGTTAGCATTTAGTTTTTTAATAATAGCATGGTTAGTTTTACTTGCAATATTTTTATGGGATTTAATACAACATGGTGCAGATAAAGTATGGATGTTTGTTATAATTCCTGCTACTCTTGCTCTTACTGTTACGACTTATTTTACAGTACAAAGCATGTTAGGATACCCAACAGATAAAATAAAAGAAGGTAAATTTATTGTTATATCATCTGCTGTTAAAGAACCAGATTGGATATTTTATTGGGTCGGATATCCAGGTGAGGATGAACCTATAGCATATCGATTTCCGTATTCAGAACAAGATCACGAAAAACAAGAAGAAATACGAGGACGACAAGAAGCAGGAGAAGTTGTCCAAGGCGAAATTGTTGATCAAACAAGTGATGATACTAGAAGTAAAAGTAGATTAGGACAAATTGAATTTTATACATTTGATGTTTCAAGAGCAATACCTAAAGATTAAACATGTTTCATAAAGATACCAAAGGCAATATCGTTGCTGAGGTAATAGATGACTACTTACCAAAAGGCATAGCAGACGAATTAGAAGAACATTTTTTAAGTAGAAACCCTCAATGGCGATTCCAAAGTAAAGTTGCCGTCGAACAAATGCATAATCGATCAACCGGCGATCCATCAGATTGTTTTTGGGCATTTGTTATTTGGCGACAACCAGAAGGAATTATTGCACCAGAATTTGAACATTTAGTTCCAATTATAGAAAAATTAAATTATAAAGCATTAATACGAATTAAAGCAAATATGTATCCTTCTACAGAAAATTTATTAGAACATGCTCCTCACCAAGATTTTTCATTCAACAATAAATCGGCAGTATATTATATTAACACTAATGATGGCTATACACAAATAGGAGACATTAAAGTAGATTCTATAAAAAATCGATTTGTAGTTTTTGACGGAGCTATGGATCATTATAGTACAAATTGTACAGATGAACAAGTTAGGGTAACCATAAATTTTAATTTTTTATAGGTTGACTCATATTTTAGAGTATGCTATAATAATAAGACATTATTTATGAAAGGAGAAAAATGCCAACAAAAACATATAGTATAAATGAAATTGCTAAACTTAAACAACTTGTAACCGAAGGTGTTCAAGTATCGCAAGAAATTCAAGATTTGCGAGAAGGGTTAGGCGATACAGTTAAAGCCGTTGCCCAAGAAATGGAAATTAAAGCGGCTACATTAAACAAAGCAATTAAAATAGCACATAAGGCATCATTGCATCAATCAAAGGATGACTTTGAAGCAGTAGAAGATGTATTACAGGCAGTTGGACGAACTGCATGAACCCATTTATTGTTTTTGGGGATTCAATTACATTTGGCGACGAATTAGAAGATGTACCATACGAAGAAGCAAAAAATGATCCTAGCGAACATGCATGGCCTGCTATATTAGGTGCGGCAAATTTTGCATATCCAGGGTTATCTAATTTTGGTATTAGGCGCCTTTGTATTAATTTTAGTACCTATTGTCGACCTAATTTTGTTATAGTTGCATGGTCTTATAATGATAGGGCAGAATTTTTACAAGCAGAGAATATAACAGAGTATTCGCCTTATACCGAAAATACTAAAGAATGTGAAAAATTGTTTACTACTGTTGGACCAAATTGGTCACAAAAAGTTAAAAAAGAAGGTAAGCAATTTATTGATTTATATTACAAATATTTTTATTCCGATTATGCAGGAATATATAATACATTAAGTAATATATATTTTACCCAATTACATTTAGAATCTTTGAATATAAACTACAACATGACTTTGCCTTCATATAAATCGTTATGTGTAGATGATGAATATATTTTTAATTTATTTGTAGACAAACCTCCTATAGATGCTATAATAGGTAATATAAAACAATTATACGAATTAATAGATTGGCCAAAATTTATTTTTATGCAAAATGAAACTTCAGAATATGGTGGTATAATGGATCTTGCTAAAGATTTGAATGCCATAGCACCTCATAAACACCCTACACAAGAATGTCATAATAAATACGCTGATGAGTTACGTAGACGCATTTTTTGATAGAGAAAAAGACGCAATACATATAGTAGAGCGATCTAGAAAGAAACGGGAATATCAAACATATCCTGCAAAATATATCTTCTATTATCCTGATGTAAAAGGAAAATATCGTTCTATATTTGGAACACCTTTATCTCGAGCAAGCACCACAAGCGGAAAAACCTTCCGCATGGAAAAGAAAATTCATTCACATAAACAGTTATTTGAGTCTGATATTAATCCTGTATTTCGTTGTTTAGAAGACAACTATTTAGGTAAAGAAGCACCAAACTTAAATAAATGTTTCTTTGATATTGAGGTAGACTTTCAACAAAGTAAAGGGTTTGCTGATCCTTCTGATCCTTTCTCAATGATTAATTCTGTTACATTATGGTGTAGTTGGATAGAAGAATTAATAACATTAACAATTCGTCCAAAAACAGTTGAACGAGCAGAAGCAGAAAAAATATGTGATAAGTTTGAAAACACTATGCTCTGTAATACAGAGGAAGAATTGTTAGAAAATTTTTTAAAATTAATAGATGATGCAGATATATTAAGCGGATGGAACAGCGAAGGTTATGATATTCCATATACTGTAAACAGAGTTGCTAGAGTATTAGGCAAAGAACGTATGCGAGACTTTTGTTTATGGGGACAATATCCACGTAAAAGAGAATTTGAAAAATTTGGCAGAGAATTAGAGACATTTGATTTAATAGGTAGAGTACATTTAGATTATTTAGAGTTGTATCGCAAGTATACATATCACGAAATGCATAGTTATAGATTAGATGCTGTTGGAGAATACGAAATTGGCGAAACAAAAGTTACATATGAAGGTACATTAGATCAACTATATAACAATGATTATGAAAAATTTATAGCATATAATAGACAAGATACAATGATGCTAAAGAAAATGGATGACAAATTACAGTTCATTGATTTAGCAAATGTGTTAGCCCATGCTAATACGGTATTACTGCAAACAACAATGGGGGCAGTAGCCGTTAGTGACCAAGCAATTATAAACGAAGCACATAGCCAAGGTTTACAAGTACCTGATAAAAAACAAAAAAGCGAAGACGAATTTAGTACTGCCGCAGGTGCCTATGTAGCACAACCAAAAATAGGAATGCATGATTGGATAGGTTCTATGGACTTGAATTCACTATATCCTAGTGTAATTCGTGCTATGAATATGGGACCAGAAACAATTATAGGGCAATGTAGACTAGATAAAACTCATGCAATGGTTCGTGAAAAAATGGGTAAAAAAGCAACATTTGCTGAAGCATGGGAAGGAATATTTAATACATTAGAATATGATTTAATACAAGAACGAGATATAGCAGAAAAAATAACAGTTGATTGGGAAAACGGAAATACAGATCAATACACTGGTGCAGAAATGTACGATTTAATACATAATCAAGGTAACCCTTGGGGCATATCTGCAAACGGTACACTCTTTAGATATGATAATAAAGGTATTATACCTAACTTGTTAGAACGTTGGTATGCCGAGCGTAAAGAGATGCAAAAGAATTTGCAAAAAGCAATAGATGATAAAGATAAAAGAAGAATAGAATTTTGGGATAAAAGGCAACTTGTAAAGAAAATTAACTTAAATAGTTTATATGGAGCCATTTTAAATCCAGGATCAAGATTCTTTGATCTACGAATGGGACAAAGTGTAACTTTAACAGGTAGATCAATTGCAAAGCATATGGCCGCAGAAGTTAATAAAGTACTTACAGGAGAGTACAATCATGTGGGTTCAAGTATCATATATGGTGATACTGATAGCGTGTATTATAGTGCTATATATTCTCTCAAGGAAGATATAGAGAATGGAACTGTAGAATGGGGTAAAGAACAGGCAATAAAATTATATGATGTAATAGGTACGGAAGTAAATTCTACATTTCCGAAGTATATGAATAAGGCGTTTGGTATTACTTTAGAAAGCGGAGAAATAATTGCGGCGGCAAGGGAAATTGTTGCTACAAAAGGATTATTTATTAAAAAGAAAAGATACGGTATCTTGGTCTATGACGAAGAAGGCAATCGTAAAGATACCGAAGGTCAACCAGGTAAACTTAAGGCCATGGGCTTAGATCTTAAACGAAGTGATACTCCAGAATTTATGCAAAGATTTTTAGAAGAAATTTTGTTTGATGTATTAGATGGAAAAGGACAAACAGAGATCTTTACAAAAATAAAAGACTTTAGAGGAAAATTTAAAGAACGCCCAGGTTGGGAAAAAGGTACTCCAAAGCGTGTAAACAATCTTACAAAATATACTAAAATGTACAATCGTACAGGCAAGTGCGGAGTAGGGCATGTAATGGCGGCTATTAATTGGAACAGATTACGCAAAGCATATTCAGATAACTATTCAATGGAAATTACAGATGGTATGAAAACTATTGTTTGTAAATTAAGAAATAATCCAATGGGCATGACATCTATTGCATATCCGATTGATGAATTACATTTACCAAATTGGTATAAAGAATTGCCATTTGATCATGGTGGAATGGAGAATGCTATCATAAATAAAAAGATAGACAATTTAATTGGAGTGCTTGATTGGGATCTGAAAGATACAGAAACCACAAATACTTTTAACTCATTATTTGAGATTTCATAGGAAGAATATGACATTTACCCAATATGTAACTCATGTAGATAACATGATTAAAGATTATACAAAACAACTACCACGAGAAACGCTTAGAGCAATTGAGCAAACTATAGAAGATGCAGAAGCAAATTGTGGTAAAGTTTGGTTAGAAGATTATATTGATCAAGAATGTAATCAATGAAAAAAAAAGATAGAAAACTTTACGATTCATGGAAATATAAAAAAGGAAGCTACATGGAATTTAATAATCCTGTCTTTCAAACCCTTTTAGGTTTGGTAATTTTTTATATAGGACTTAAAATGTTTTCAGGTGGTATGAAATCAATGGGTCATTTAGAACACCTTCAATGGTTTTTAGGAAATCCGTATTGGATGTTTCTTGGAGCAATAATATGTACCCTCCTATGGCAATCTTCATCTCTTACTACAACTGCGGTAATTGGTCTCGTTGCTTCAGGTACGTTACCACTTCCGTCGGCGATTGCCGCTATATTAGGAGCAAATGTAGGCACAACAGGCACTATATGGATAGCAGGAATGTTAGTAAGTGATGGTATGCCTACGGGCATTACAAAGCAGGTAGCTCTTGTACATACAGGAGTGAATACAGTTATGGCAGTCGTACTATTACCATTAGTACAACCTATTGCAAGATTTATATCTAAATTTTAACTTGACATTAGCCGTTCGGCATGTTATAATATATTAACTAATTAATCTAAAGGAGACATATGAAAGATATTCTTCTGGACCTTGTCGACCATACTGCTGGTCTTGGGTTCATTGAAAATGTAAAAGTAACAGGTACGGATTCAGAAACTTCTTTTGAAGCAATGGATCCAGATAGAACTGTTATTTTAAATGCAAAAACAACTAACCCAGTAGCCGAGTTCATTGGTGAATTTGGTATGGGTAATTTAGGCTTTTTAAATGGTATTGTTAATCTTGATGGGTATAAATCAGATGAAGGTACAATTAATGTTAACAATCGTGAACGCAATGGCGAGCAAGTATTAGAGTCATTGACGTTTGAAGATCAGCATGGTAATACTGATCAATATCGATTTATGAGTAAAGAAGTTGTAGAACAACAACTTAAAACAGTGAAATTTAGAGGAGTTAATTGGAATGTATCATTTGAACCATCTAAACAAAGTGTTCAAGAGCTTGCCCAAATTGCAGGTATTTATTCAACAATTGAACCAACTTTTTCTGTTAAAACCGAAAATGGTAATGTTGTTATCGGCGTTGGTACTGACGATGGTAGCGGACATGTTGGTAAACGTATATTTGCAAGAAATGTAGAAGGACAATTAAATCAAAATTGGAGTTGGCCATTACAACAAGTATTAGGTATTCTTAAATTAGGAATGAGCGGAGCATGTGTTATGAATATTTCAGATCAAGGTGCTTTGCAAATTAGTATTGATAGTGGACTTGCAACATATGATTATATTTTACCAGCGATGAATAAATGAAAACACGGAAAAATTTAACTAAAAGTAATAAAGATTATGCAGTCTTTCTTCCTAGTATAAGTGGCTTTTATAATACATTTATATCAAAACAACGGGTAGAAGAATATGTACCTAAGAATAGAATACCTGCTGAGTTTGAAAATGGTATAGAAGGCTGTAATTTTCTTAATGAAGATCAAGCATATTTTAATTATAAATGGTCATTGTACTCTGCAGGCCATGCTCAACTTGATATTGCAAAAAGTGATGTTGAAGAAAGTATGGTACAAAAAAGAGATAAGCCGAAAACTTGGTGTCTTGCTGATAGTGGTGGGTTCCAAATAGGTAAAGGTGTTATTAAATTCGATTGGGAGAATTTTTATGAAGTACCTACTGATAACAATTATGTTGGTAATGCTGATGCCGTTAGGGGTAAGATTCTTAATTGGCTCGAGCATACCGCTGACTATGCCCTCGTACTGGACGTACCGTCATGGACTGCCGATCCCGTTAATCGTGGACGGACAAAAATGTCTAGTTATGCCGAAACACTCAAAGCCACATTGTATAATAATGCTTGGTTCGTCGCAAACAGACAAGGAAATGTAAAATTTTTAAATGCTCTTCATGGAATGGATTGGGCTTCTTCATCACAATGGTATGAAGAAGTAAAACATTTTCCATTTGAAGGTTGGGCGTTTGGTTCTAATAATATGCGTAATATCTACCTTGCTATGCGTAGATTAATTGTATTACGTGATGACAAATTATTAGAAAAAGGCAAACATGACGTAGTTCATTTCTTAGGTACATCGCGATTAGATTGGGCGTGTATGCTTACCACAGTACAGCGATGTTTGCGTGAACATGTTAATGAAGATATGATGGTTACATTTGATTGTGCTAGTCCTTTTATAGCAACCGCACATGGACAAATGTACACACAACATGTACATAGAAATAATCGCTTTAGTTATATAATGGATAAAGCAGTTGATGATAAAAAACTTGCAGGTAGTACCATTCCTTGTCCTTGGACAAGTCCTATTGCAGAACGTATGACTATGGGAGATATTTGTTATTATAAACCAGGAGACTTAAATAAGTTAGGGAAGGAAGGCAAAACTAGTTGGGATAGTTTTAGTTATTTCTTAATGATGGCACATAACGTATATCAGCATATAGAATCTGTACAACGTGCCAACATACTTGCAGATACTGCAAGTATGTTGTATAAACCTAAAATAACAGAATGGCGTAAAGTTAAAGCAACAGGCAACGAAGATGAATTTAGTCCTTGGGTTCCACGTAATTTAATTTATTTTAATGAAGTATGTAAAGACATATTTACAGCAGAAAATCCTATGACATTAATTGAAAAAGCAGAAGGCTTATTTGCCGATATTAGTGATAAAAGAACTCGAAGATCATCAGCGGCAGTATTTAATTCTTTATTTGAAGCCGAAGATGTAGGAGACGATAATGATGCAGATACATTTGATCAACAGGATGATGAAAAAATGGAGGAGTTAAATGATTCAATATCATGAAGGGGTTCCATTTTGTATAATGCAACCCGACGAAGCAGGAGTTCATATAGATTGTGAGCGAATAGTAAAATTTTTAGAATTTGTCGAACCACAAATATGTTCTACGCCTAATGATACAAATACGGCATATAAAAATGATGACTTATCTGCTCGATTTAATAAATGGAATATATTTTTATTTGTAGAACCAGCATTATTACCAATTTATAAATTAATTCAAACAGGATGGGAACAATTTGCAGAAGAAGTTAAATTTGGTGAAGAAGCGTTATGGATTCATTCTCATGGTAATCTTCATCGAAAAGATCAACAATTAAGTTATCATGCCCATAGATATCCTGTCTTAGGATATGTTGGGATATCTTCTGAAGGTAGTAATACTACATTTTATACAGGTGAAAAAGAAGATATACCTATACCTATACCTAACAAAAACGGCCAATTAGTTATAACATTAGGACCTATACCTCATAATACAGATATATGGGATAAAGATTATCCTAGATGTAGTGTAGCATTTAATTTAATGACAACACACGATACACAAGTAAAAGGATGTGGACCAGTATTTCCATTTAAGGTTTAATTATGCCAACTACAGTATATCATAACATGCTTCCAGTAACTACAGTACCAGCAAAAGAACATGGTATAGAATTAGACTATGATAAAATAATAAAATTTGTCGAAAAAATAGAACCAGAAATTTTAAAATTAGAAGTTGATAAAGGACATTATAATGAAGAACCAGGAACTGTCAACGAAATGATTATAAAATGGAATGGCTGGAATATTTTATTATTAAATGAACCTGAATTATTTAAAGTTTATCAAATAATAATGAAAGGTATTAAAGAATTTACTAAGTTTACTAAATTTAAAGAACCTGTTACATATTTAGGTTGTTGGGCAACATTAACTAGAAAAGGTAGACAAGTATTTCCACACACACATAATTTTCATATGGTAGGGCATGTTTCTATAAATGCCGAACCGTCAACTACTACATATTCATGGAAAGACCCCGAAGGTAAAGAATACCATGTTCCAATTGAAAATAAAAATGGTCAAGTTCAAGTTACTAAAAGTGTAAATCATCATAGTTCAATTTGGGAAAAAGATGAGTCAAGAATAACTATTGCTTTTGATGTAATAGGACAAATACATGTCGAAGACCCTCGTCCTTTGCCTCCTTGCTTTCCTATTCTTTTAGAATAAATATTGTATGCAGTTAAATCAATTAAAAATATCTGAAGCATTAGTAAAATATCCAGAACGAATATATAAAGTATTTTCTGCTCATTTAGAGCAAGAAATGCTTAATTACATGTATCATTATAAGGTTCATAGAGACGATTATGAACAAGAACATGATAATATTAAGGGCATGGTTGCCAAAGTAGCAAACAAAAAAGGTATAACTATTGAGCAAAATTGGTCTAAAGGAAAAAATAATAAACTTGAAATAGATATTAAACCAGACGACTTTCCTAAAAGATACACACCTAAAACAGAAACCGAAGAAGGATATGCTAAACTACAATTAGTATATAAACCTGGTGCCGATGAAAAGGCAGAAGGAACACACCAAACTGGTGTACGTAAAAATAAATGGCTCCATACCATTAGAATAATAATGGGCGATATTATGGAGGATATACTAATTCAAGATAAGCCTAAGGAGCAATTTAGAGAAATACATTATACATTACAACGTGTTAATTCTACTCTAAGACATGAGCTTATGCATTTAACACAAGAACATACACTTAAAAGTACAACTTCTAAAAAATTAAATCAAAAAACAGGTGAATGGGAAACAGATGATTTAGCATATACTGGGCAAACAGATCGATTACCTGGATATGGAGATGACGATTTAGAAAGAGATCATCCTGAATTTGGTTATAGAGTTCATAATTTAAGTCCTATAGAATTTGATCCTATGATTGAATCTGAAGCGGTAAGATTTAGATATACATTCTATGACCGCACCGAACCTGTGATGCCACAAATAAAAGATTATATTCGGAGTAGTCAATTTTTCAAATTATTAAAAGGAATGCGAGAAACTAAACCAGGAGAATGGAAATCCTGGGAAGAAGCAGATCCTAGATATCAAACAGCAATTAAAAAATTCACAAAAAGAGTTAAAGAAATCACTTGACATAAATAACTAGATATGTTAAAATATTACTAAAGGAGAGATCGCTTGGGGTGTTGTTATTTAAATCCATGTCGGTTGATCATAAGCAGGAAATCGTAAAACACGATTGTACCAACGGAGAAATAAACCTTAAAGATTATGGAAAGAGCGTATTTTTGGGCACCAACCTTAATAACGAGGAAATCATTTCGTGCATAAGAGCTTATCGAAAACAACAGGCAATTCGAAATCAAAAATTGTCCCTGTACCAGAAAGTGAAGAAGGAATTCTTGAAACTAGTGGCTTAGAGGGAATTGCCGAATCACGCAATAGTGATGGCATACCTGGCCTTTTGAATATTTTACAAAACATTAAAAATGCTGAGAGACTACGAAACTGGAAAATCTACTGATGTAAGTTTTTTCATTGGAACAGAAGTAGAAAACACAAAGGCACATGGGCTCCGCACATTGTTTGTTGCGGGGCTCCAACCCACGAGTAAAATAATTAAACATGCCGAAGAAAATAAAGTAGAACATATTTACTTAGGTGCCAATCATTCTTTTGTTCCTAATTTAGATTGGAATTATAATACTGTAAACAAATGTATAACAGCAGGATATTTAGTTTCTTTAAATTATCCAATTAATTATCATAATAATGTAATAAAAGAACTTAATAATTTGTATAAAAATGAAAATTTTATACCACAAATATCATTGCATTTTCCTGAATTAGAACATGAAAATCCTAATTTAAATATTAAAATTGATGATATAGATTTTGAAGCAACAAATAATGGTGTTTGGTGTTTCAATTTATCGGATGTTTGTACAGACGATAATAAAACAACCTGGGACAAATATAAAAGCGATAAAATATTATGAGTAATAAAAAAATTAAATTAATTAAAGAAGATGAATCATCAACTGACGATTTATTAAAAACTATGCTTAAAACCATGGAAGCAATGGATTGGAAATTATGGGAACTCTATCAAACTGCCCAACGAGTAGAAAAATATTTAGGAATAGAAAAAGAAGATGAAAAATAATAAACGTATTTTTGTAACTTTTCAAAAAGAAGGATTACATAAATGGCCAGATGCTATTAATCATCCAGGAGTAGAATTTCTTGCAAATGAACATAGACATATGTTTCATTTTAGAGTAGATTTACAAGTATTCCACGATGATCGTGAAGTAGAATTTATTCTTTTTAAACGTGAACTAGAAGGGTT